AGGGTGACCCACGCCGAACCGGGCTTGTAGGTCTGGGTCGTGATGCGGACGGTCTTCCCGCCGGCTACGATCTTCTTGCCCTGCCCGAGGGAGGCGATGGGCGACCCTCCGCTGATGATGGCCGCCGATGCCCCAATAGACCCGTCTGGGAGGCTCCAGGAGGCCGTTACGGCGGGGAGGCGGACAGAGTATTGGGTCCGCTCACAATACCCCCCTGATTCGAGCACGGTGGCCACGGCGGGGTCGGAGATGAGACACTTGAAGGTGATGGCCCCGGAGTTGGCCGACCCGGACACGCCGAAATCCGCGATCATCTCCTTCGCGTCAGCCAGGAACTCAGAAAAGAGGCTCATCTGTATTTGCCCGCTTTGGGAGGACACAAAAAAAGACCCCCATCTCTGGGGGCCTTGTCTGTCGTCTCTTGGCCGCTATTAGGCGGTCTTGAGGCGGTGCAGGGAGGTCGCGCGACCGACAGCCGCACCGAAGAGCAGCGTGGCGGTGACGTTGTAGTAGCCGCTCTGCTCCTGGCCCATGAGGACCTGGACGCCGAGGCCGGTGTCGGCGTCGACGGCGTTGGCCACTTCGAAGCCCGGGATTTCGGACATCGGGAGGGCCGAGGCGACGGCGATGGCGTCAGCGCCGCAGGCGAAGCCGGCGAGGTTTTCGCTGTTATTCGGGAGGCTGGACCATTGGTAGACCGCGGCGCCAGCGAGGGTGCCGATCTGGCCGGAGGTCAGGATGCCGGCACCGAGGACGGAGTTGCCGATGATGGTGGCGTCCGAGAGGAGGCCGTTCGCGTAGGTCGAGTTCAGGATGAACGCGCGGGGCTCGGCGGCCTTGGCGGCGTCGAGCACGCCCTTGGCGGTCACGACTTCGGCGTAGGTCAGGGCGGCGCCGGTGTCCACGTTGGACGAGTAGTTGGCGTTCGTGATGAGCGCGCCGATCTCAGCCAGGCACTTCTCAGCGAGGGCGTTCGAGGCGGTCGGGACGAAGGCGTTGGACAGGAACTGAGCGCCATACATCTTGACGTCGAGGGGCGAGAAGCGGCTCGACACCTTGAAGTGCTTGAGGGTGACGTTCGCGGCCGTGATGGTCGCGTCGTCCTGGGTGAGGTAGCCGCCGGTGCTGAACTCGGTGGCGGTGGACGTGCCGATCAGGGGGACCTGGACGGTCTTGCCGGCGCCCGACTCAGCGGCGGTGAAGACGCTGGAGAAGGCGCGGAGCGCGGGGAGCTTGCCCTTGAGGGAAGCGATGACCGACTCGGCCAGGATGGACGGGGCGGCGGTGATGGAATTAGCCATGGTGTTTTAGGATTGGGTGAGGGTTAGGGGAAAATCAGAGAGCAGCCTTGATGATGGCGTGCTTATGGGCGGCGAAGTAGTCGTTGCGCTCCTTGGAGCCGACCGGGAGGGACATGAAGGTCGCGAGGTGGTCAACGGCTTCGGCGGACGGCTTGGCGTCGGCAGGGCTGATTTCGACAGGAGCCACGCCGACGGAGGCCACGATCTTGGCGGCTTCCTTGGAGGCGCTGACCTTCGCGGCTTCGAGGGAGGCGACGACGGCCTTGAAGCCTTCGATCTCCTTCGCGGCGGCGGACAGGGCGGCTTCAAGCTCGATGACCTTGGCGTCCTTCGACGCGGCTTCGAACTTGAGGGCTTCGAGTTCCGAAGCGGTGCCGACGGTGAGTTTTTCGACGGTGGCCCGGAGGTCGTCGCGCTCGGCGGTGATGCCCGAGATGGCGGCGGTGGCTTCGAGGAGCTGTTCTTCGATGGTCATGGTCTTGTAATTGGTTCGATTGGAATTAGCGGAGGCTTCGCGGTCCAGCTGCTCGACCTTGCGTTCGGCCCATTCGGCGGTCCGCATGATGTCGCCCGAGGTAGGTCCGCCCCACAAGGCCCAGGCTACGGCACCAGCACCAGGGAAGTCCTTGTTGTCGGGCTTGTTCTTGGGGGCGTCCATGTCCGGCTCGTGCCGGCGGAACCACGGACCCATGCGGCGCAGCTTGTCTTCCGACACGGAACCGTCCGCCATCTCGCGGGCTTCGCGGAGGGTCTTGTCCGTCACGCCGTCGCCCGACTTGCCTTCGGCGTGCCACTCAAGGCCGCGCCGTGCGGCGGACTGCACGTAGTCGGGGACGTCGAAAGCCATCAGAACGAGCGAAGGGCGGCGTTGAAGGAGTCCGCGAGGCCCGTGACGAGTCCCTGGGCGGCGGCCTGCTTGCCGGAGAAGACCTGACCTTCCATGGCCTCGGCCTTCACCATCTTGCGCTTCATGTTCACGGCTTCCTTGAACTCGGCGTGGATCGTGTCGACGCTGGCCTGAAGGTTGCCCATTTGGTTCTCGTCGAGGCTCGTGCCTTCGATGCCCGCTCCCTTGAACTTGCCGGACTTGATGACGACCATCTTGATGCCCTGCATCTCGGCGGCCTTGGAGTAGTCAGGGATGGCCATGTAGACGCCGATGGAACCGACGGTGGACGAAGGGGAGGCCACGACGCGGTCGGCGGCGGAACCGATCCAGTAGGCGGCGGACGCCATCTCGGAGTCCGTGTAGGCGAGGGTCGGCTTGCCGTAGGAACGCACCTTGTTGGCGAGTTCTTCGACGCCCGTGACCGTCCCGCCGGGGGAGGAAATCTGCAAGGCCACCTTCTCGACGGAAGGGTCGGAGGCGAACAGGTCGAGCGCGGCGGAGACTTCGTCGATGTCCACGGCGCCCATCATCTTCTCCATCGGGGACAGGCCCTTGCCGATGACGCCGACCACCGGGACGATGCCGATGCCGTCGACGACGTAGGGCTTAGGGGCCTGCCCGAACAGTTGGGCGAGCATATCTGTGAAGCCGAACTTGTCGGCCAGGACCGCGTGGTCCTTCGCCTTGCTCGGGTCGATGAGTAGGGGCTCGCGGCCCGACAGTCCGTTGGTGAGGAAACGCATGGTCTTAGGAATTGGGTTGGTCGAGCTCTTGGGGTTCTTCCTGATCGGCGGGCTCGTCCTCGCCTTCGGATTCGGATTCAATTTCCAGCTCGGCGGGTTGCACCGTGCCGACCGGGGTGTTGGTCGGACGGAAAAGCAGTTCGAACGGGATGCCGTATTCGGCGGCGAGTTCCTTGATGTGCGCCATGTCGGCGGCCCGCTTCTGCATCTCGGAGCGGAAGTCCAGACCGCGCTGGGCGTAGAGTTCCGACATGGACAGGAGGCCCATCTCGACGTCGGC